GGAGAACGCAACTTTTAGCGCTCATTGAATTTCACAAAAAAGATAAATAAAATAATTGGACTTGATATGCAGGTTGAACTTGGTGAACTTTTAGCTTTTGGTGGGTCGATGATTGGTGGAGGCTGGCTACTATTAAAGATAGCCGCATATCAATACGAAAAAAGGCTAGATGAACGCTTTGATTCAATTAAAGCCAGCATGGACAGTGAGTTTAAGCTTATCAATGAGAAAACAAAGGGTAGCTCGAAGCAGGCAGAAGAGTTAATGCAAGTGAAGCTCGATTTTGCAAACTACAAAACTCACGTAGCTGAATTTTACGCAACCAAAGCTTCACTTACGATTGTCACAGAAAAAAATGCAGAGCAATTCACACGCACAGTTGAAAAGATAGAATCTCAAATAGAAAAACTATTCAAGATTCTTGAGCATAAGGAAGATAGGCGCACTACTGGCCAGTAGCATTTAGTACAGAGCGCAACCAGTGAGCGCCACCAAGCGATTTAAACTTCATCCAATCCGCATCACTTAGGCGCACTGTACGATGTTTTACAGGTTCAGCCACTTTAGGGCGACCAGAGCCAGCGCGAGAGCCACCACGATTTTCTTTAACGTCACTCACTTTAATAGCCCTCTTTCAATCGCTTCTGGTATTTCGTAGCCTGTAAACTTTGCCCAAGCAACAAAGTCTTTTGCTTTTACAAAGGTCATGCTTATCTTTACTTCTTTGCCACCAACTTTGTATTTATCGTTTCTTGTTACCGTTTTAATGTCTTTTGTTTGGGCGTTCATGTAGTCAATATGCAAGTCTTGAGCGGTAACAATATGCCTGTTTGTAGTTGGCTTTAATTCATCGTTTTCATCAGGGATAACGCCAGCTAATAGATAGCACGCTTCTTTAAACTCCCAATACACAGCCCTTTTGTAGTTTGGGGTAAGTCGCCCTGCATACACATCGTTTAATTTATGTATAGACTTAATTGCTTCATCAGCCGCATCAACGAATGATTGCATTTCAGCTTTAAAAGCATTTATTGATTTTTCATTGCCTGCAAGTGTAGCCGAGCTTAAAAAACTAGCAACATCATCTTTATTTATCATTGTAAATTCCATGTTTAGATTGGTTCGTAAGGATTATCTGCATCTTTAAGAGTAAATCCAATAGCTTCAAGATGTGTAATGACTTCATTTAAAGATTTCCTTCCAAAATTAGGCGCTCTAATTAACTTTTTTGCAGAAGTGTTAATTAACCTATAATAATTAGTAATCCCTTCGGCAAGCAGTACATTTACTGTGCGTATTGTTAATCCGCATTTATTATCTATCAACTTATTGGTAAGACTTTCTTTGTTTAATGTAAGATTTCGCTCGTCAATCATTGCGTCTGCCATTTGATAAGCCATGATTGCGATACCTTCTCGCACATAATCTTGACCAGCATTAACTAATATCCCTTGCATTGCCAACCCTGCGAAGTGGTCACGAATATCCATTCAATTTCCTTTTTCGTTACTGGCATTATTGCCACCTAAACCCACTCGCTAGAATGGGCTTAAATTGCACTAAAGCGCGTCTTGATAAGTGTCGGCTAAGTCACTCGCGCCCTTCATGAGCTTTTCCATAGCATCGCTAACTGTGTAGTCGTTTACCAAGTCATATCCACACTCGCCCCAGATAAGCGCACATACGCCAACATACTCACCAGATGAATCGCGGAATTTAAGCTGGTCAATGCCAGTAGAGTTAAGAGCGCTGATGATTTCATCTTTGTTACTTGAACGCTTAACAGGCCACTCTTCACCATCGTACACGCTCACTGTGTAACCAGAGGCTAAAGCATCATCAATAATCTTGTTTGCAATGCCATTTTCCATTTCATTTACTGTCATTTTCATGGTATAATTTCCTTTGTAAGTTTTTGATTTAACAGCTGTTCTTTAAAAATTTAGACCATTATACGTTAGCATAGTAGCTAAGAGTAATAGCCCACTTGCGACCATTGCGACTTAGCTGTTTTGGAGTGCGTGCGCCACCGTTAAAGTGTCCACAGCAATCATGCTCACATCTGCATGAACGGTCAAAGGCGTGAAGCATTTGATACATTTGCGTTTCTGTCACTGGTTTTGATGTAGTGGCATAGGCGATTGTTTTAACACTTTCGCCATCATCACTGTAACGAGCCTTACCATAAACAACCTTTAGGTCAAAGCCCATGTATTCATCATCATCAAGCTCAGACCAAGCAGGGTTATACTTGTGAGTTAGTTTTTTGTATGCGTTGATAATGTGCATTTTGTTCCCCTTAGTAATCAATAGTTGGTGCAACACGGTCATACACTGCGATAATTTCAGTGCGTGTAATGCCGTAATCTTCGAGCGCATACACAGTATCTTCAATGTCACCACAGTAAAAAGATTCGTGATTATGCAATTCGCGCAGAATGATGGCATCTTTGCCATTCTCGGCTAAGTCTTGAGCCATGCCAGCTTGCTGGATAGTTTCCAAGCCTTCGGTTAGTTCTGTAACATTTTCTTTAGGGCAGATAATACCAGCGCCAAGCGATACATAACTAACACCCTCTTGCCTGCCTTCTTCATATTGTTTTTGGCTAAAGGCAAAGTAAGTGCCAGCTTTAGCGAATAGCGCTGATTGTTTAGCTTCAACATAGTGAGATAAGTATTTCATTGTATTCTCCATTAGTAGTTAATTAAAAAAAGCCCATTTCAGCGCGATACAGAGCCGCACACTCGCGAGCGTATTTAGCTTCTTCTCTTGCTTCTTTACGTGCCATAGCCGCTACACGCTTCTGAGCAAAAGTACAGCTTGCAACATCTATTACTTGCACCTTGCCAGAGCCGTTGCAGTCATCACATACAACATCGTAAGCACCAGCAAAGTAATCTTCACGCGATTCTTCATCATCAAAGGTTTCGTAAAACTCTTCACTGGTAAATCCGTTAGAGAAAGCAGGGTTCTCAACATGACCAGAGCCACCACAACATTCGCAGATAGCCCACATACTAGGTAAACCGTTATATAGTTTCATTACCATGCCCCTCTACAATCAGCATATAACCAAGCATCACCAAACATTTGATGTTCAGCAGAGCCGTAGCGATAAGGGTCATTTGAATTGGCATCATATTTTGGCTGTTTAACATAAACACGGTTATCAGCTTGCTCAACCGTAAGAATGTCATAACCCTCAAAGTCTTTGTTATTGCGTGCCAAGTAAAGAGCCAGCGCCTTAGTTTCATACACGTTATGACATAAGAGCCATTTATCTGAAACGCCAGTATCTTCATTCACAATCGTTACATAAATTTGATAAGCCATGATTAAAGACCTCCAATGAAGCGTTGAGCTTCTGATAGTGAATAGAATTTGTGAGTTACACCGTTATGGTCAAGAGAATAGTTGTAGTCAGAGCCATCATCGAGAGCCTTAACATCAAACAAACGTGCCTCTTGGACTAACCTTGCTACAACACGACCAAAACCTTCGTAAGATTTACTGCCCCAAGATGTATAGATTCTATCGCCTTCGACTTTAAGCCCTAAGATTTCAGCAAACTCACGCCCTAACAATGTAGCTTGAACAGAAGTCAATGCCATGATTATTTCCCCTTAAACTTTCTTAACATCAAAAGAATCAACACACACAAGGCCAGAGGCCAAGCGCACCTCAATCATGCTGTTAGACCAGTCACATAGAGTTTTAACAATGCCGTTGTAACCATTGCATAGAACCAAGTCACCCAATTTAAGGCCGTTGTAATCTCTTTCAATCCATTCAGCACCAATAACACTCACATAAAGTTCGCGTGTGAAGTCTGACGCATCAGCAACAGACACCTTTCCGCTTGATGATGGTTTATGTGGTTCTCTAAAGAAAACAACCGTATAACCCTCGCCATCAATAAGGCATACATCGCCAACATTAACCACAGCACCAGAATCTTTATAAACAAGTTTCATATCCAACCTACCTTTCTAATTAACATAAATGAACTACTAGACTTCATTCTAATGATATGTTTTGATAAATGCAATACCCTAAATCAAAATAATATAAAATAAATTAAAAGAATTACAACGCATGGGAATTGGATAGGATTGGTATTGACGCTTTTAGCCATCAATCAAGGGAAACACAGTGAACACATTTAAAGTCGTGGCAATCTTTATATCAACAATTGCGATAGTGGTCGCAATGCTCTACGGAATGAAGTTGTTAAGCTCAACAACAACACCAGTTGTTACAGTAACGCCAAAGCAAGGTATCGAATGTGCATTGGCTACATCGGCAGATTCAGTTGCTATTGATTGCTGGAAAGAATAAGCATGACCGAAGTTAAACTCACCGCAAAGCAAAGCAGATTCATTGAAGAGTATGTTATTGACTTTAACGCTACACAGGCCGCAATTAGGGCTGGATATAGTAAGAAAACAGCAGAAGTAATCGGGCATGAAAACTTAAGAAAACCTAATATTGCTGATGCCATCAAATTACGCATGGATAAACTCACATCAAAGGCTGAAATCACGGTAGAAAAGATACTCGCAGACTTAGAAGAGTTGCGCGATATGTGCATGGGCAGAGTTCCAGTAACTCAAACAGTTCTATTGCGTGATAGTGAAGGTGCATCATTACCGACAGAGGTTACTCAAAGAGTTTTTGAATCATCTGGTGCAAAAGGTGCATTGGAATTGCTAGGTAAATACAAGAAAATGTTTACTGATAAGCAAGAAATCACAGGAAAAGATGGCGCACCTCAACAGATGGAAGTATCAATGACCGTTTCAGCATTATCAAAAGTTAAGCAAAAAACGTCAGAAATGCGACAAATTGGCAATGCTACGGTATTAGTCAATCAAAAATAATCGCTCTAATCGCGTTAAAATCAGCCGAATTTAATCAAAATTGACCCAAATTGACCCTAGACCACCATTAAACGAAGAATTACGCGCAGACATTCATGCGGCTAATTTTTATGATTTAGTGGAATGGTGGGAAGCAGTTGAGCATGATTATGGTGATGAAGGTCGCAGATGGTTAGGTCGCAATGACCGCTATTATCTTTTGTGTATCTTACTTAATGCGGATTATATGTGGCATGAGTGGATATATAAACGATGCAGAGAGGTCGAGGCAGACCCAGACGATAACCTAGACTTATGGGCGCGTGAGCATGGTAAATCAACGGTGATTACTTATGCAGGCACGATACAAGAGATTATCAAAGACCCAGATGTGACAATCTGCATATTCAGTCACACCAAAGGCAACGCTTTAAAATTCCTACGACAGATTAAGCAAGAGCTAGAGGACAATTACGAGCTTAAACGCTTATATACTGATGTGCTTTACGAGAATCCACGCAAAGACGCATCAAAGTGGAGTGAGGAAGCAGGCTTAGTTGTTAGACGCAAGAGCAATCCGAAAGAGCCGACACTTGCCGCGAGTGGTTTAGTCGATGGTATGCCAACAGGCGCACACTTTCGCTTACGAATTTATGATGATGTGGTGACACCAGAGAGCGTATCGACACCAGAGCAAATTAAAAAGACCACAGATGCTTGGTCGTTATCTGATAACTTGGGTGCGGTGACACGTTTGCCGAGTGGAAAAGAGGTAATGAGGCGCTGGCATATTGGTACTCGCTACAGTTTCGCAGACACTTATCAGCATATCTTAGAGAAAAAGATATTAAAGCCGCGCATTTACCCTGCGACAGACGATGCAACGATAACAGGCACGCCAGTTTATCTATCAAACGACATTTGGCAACACAAACTCAAGACGCAAGTTGAGAGTGACATTGCTTGTCAGCAGTTACAGAACCCATTGGCAGGTAGTCAAGCCATGTTCCGCAAAGAACACTTGAGGTTTATGGACATTAGACCCTCAATTCTTAATGTTTATGTGATATGTGACCCTGCATCAAGCAAGAAGAAAGGCAGTGACCGTACGGCAATGGCAGTAATTGGCGTAGATAGTCGCATGAACAAGTGGCTGTTAGATGGTTATTGTCACAGGATGAACCTTGCAGAGCGCTGGACAGCATTGAGTGGATTACGCAAAAGATGGCTAAACATGACAGGTGTTCAGCGCGTAGAGGTCGGCTATGAGAAGTACGGTATGCAATCGGACATTGAACACTTCCAAGAAAAGATGCTTATTGCTAAAGATGTGTGGGATATTAAAGAGGTTAATTGGACTAAAGAGGGTGGGCAATCCAAGACAGACCGAGTGCAGAGGCTTTATCCTGACTTCTCGCAAGGTAAGTTCATGTTGCCTGCAATCCTAGAGGAAGAAAGCCCTGCACAGTTGAAAATGAGAGCGCAAGGCGAGTTGTATCGTATTTACCAGCCTGTAAAGCGAGTTGATGAAGCTGGCAATACCTACACACTCAACAAAAGGCTGTTAGAAGAGTATTTAACATTCCCATTCAGCAGTAAAGATGACTTCATTGATTGCGTGAGCCGTATCTATGACATGGAAATAGTCGCACCAATGATTATTGATGGTGGTTCATTCGAGCCTATTGAGTACGTTGATGGTTCTTAACTAACAACGCAAGCAAAACGCCTATATTACTCAAAACAAAGGGGTAATCATCATGGCACAACAACCAGAATCATTCCAAACACCTACGCCAACGTACAGAAGCAAGTTATTTTCTGATGAAGTACGTGAGGCAGAGCCAGATTTAAACAAACCACAGGCAGTTTACGAGTTCAAAGGTCGCACGTTCCGTGAGGATAAGCCTTATGAGCCTAGCAAGTAGCGAATTACAACGCACGCCAAGTGAGTACGATTCTTTACCAGAGCCAATAAAGGCTAGATACACGCTTAAACAGTATTTGTGGTTGAGCGCAGTAGAGAAGAAACGTATTTTACAGTCGGAGTGCGAACCAGATGTCACAGAATGAGTTAATCATTGCCAAATCAACAGACACGATGGATTTTGCCGTAGCAAAGAATGTGGCTGATGTGCTTAATAAACATTATTCAGGTTATATGTGGGCGGTTAATGCCGACAGTCAAACAGGTATGGTGCAAATCCGCAATTTAAGTCTATCAGGCGATTGGGGCTTCAACCTTCACATGACAAAAGTTCAAGAAGATGTAAGCGGTAAATTGATTCGTGATGCTGGCGGTGAGATTTTAGAGCGTTACAGGGTGCGTAGAGGAATGATTAAACATAATCAAGTTGATGATTTAGCTCAAGACTTCGCAGGTCGCGCAATCGTGGACACAACAGGGGCGCAATATGCTGGATAAAGAAAAGGCGTTATCACTCGCCAAAAATGCTTTTAGTACAAGCGATACTTACTTCAATAATAGCGTTCGTAATACGATGGAACGTGACATTAGACAAGTGCAAGGCTTACACCCTAGCGGTTCTAAGTATTATTCAGACCATTACAAAGGTCGTTCAAAGCTATTCAGACCAAAGACACGCACAGCATTGAGGCAGGCAGAGGCTACGTGTGCTTCTGCTTTTTTCAGTACGCAAGACATTGTTTCAATATCGGCAGAAGATGAAAAGAATGATATGCAGGCGGCAAGCGCGGCAATCAATCAGCAATTACTCAATTATCGCCTATCAAAATCAGTCAATTGGTTTCAAATCCTAGTCGGTGCATATCAGGAAGCGCACACAGTTGGCGTGGTTGCGTCATTGCAAACATGGAAATACGATGAAGAAAATGGCATTGATAAGCCAGATGTGCAGTTAATACCACCAGAAAACGTGCGTATTGACCCTGCGGCTAACTGGACTGACCCTGTTAATAGTTCGCCTTACGTCATTATTCTATTGCCGATGTACGTGTATGAGATTGAAGCGCGTAAAGATTGGATTAAGTTAGACCGAGCAAAGATTCGTGCGGCTGGAAGCAGAACAAGTGATTCTATTCGCCTACAGCGCGAAAATGGCATGACAGACAGTAAAGAGCAGACCAGCGAAATCAACGAGTTCAGCATCGTATGGGTGCATTTAAACTTCATTCGACAGGGTGGCAAGGACTATTGCTTCTACACACTGGCAGACCAAGAGCTTTTATCAGAGCCAAAGCTTACTAAAGATGCTTTCCCACACCTAAGAAACGGTGATAGACCTGTAGTGATGGGCAAGGGTACGCTTGAGGCACACAAGATTTACAGCACAAGTAAGACAAGCATGAGCCGAGATATTCAAGCTGAAATCAACGAAGTGGCTAACCAGCGTATTGATAACGTCAAATTTGCCATGAATAAGCGCTATTTTGTTAATCGTAACCGTAATGTAGATATTCGTTCATTGGTTCGTAATGTGCCAAGTGGTGTAACGCTGATGGATAACATTGATACGGATGTTCGTATTGTTGAAACAAATGATGTGACAAGCAGTGCGTATGCAGAGCAAGACCGATTAAACAGTGACTTTGACGACATTGCAGGCGCGTTCAGTGGTTCAAGCGTGGCAAGTAACCGCAAGCTGAATGAAACGGTTGGCGGTATGCAGATGCTATCAAACAATGCTAACCAGATTGGTGAGTACGATTTAAAGGTATTCACTGAAACATGGGTAGAGCCTGTATTGCGTCAAATGATACTGATGGAACAAACCTACGAAACAGACGAAATGATACTGGCGCTGGCTGGCGACAAGGCTAAGTTGTATCAGCGCTTCGGTATGGATGTTGTCACAGACGAATTATTGATGCAAGAAGTCACATTAAGTGTGAATGTTGGTACAGGTTCAACCAATACGTTCAATCAGCTTGAGCGTTTTGTCTATGGCTTACGTGAAATACAGGCATTACTTGGTGAGAGCGCGTTCAGTCGCTTGAAATCTGGCGAGGTTATCAAAGAGATATTCGGCAAGATTGGCTATAAAGATGGTGGGCGCTTCTATATTGAAGAGGGTGATAACCCAGAGGTCGATGATTTAATCAGCCAAATAGAGCAATTGAAATCAATGCTGGCACAGAAAGAAAACCCAGAAATGGTAGCGGCTAAGATTAGTGACATTAACGCCAAGACTACTTTAAGCAAGGCGCAAGCGGTTAAAGTTGGTGTAGAGGCTGTTTATTCAGCCATGCAGACAGGCGCAAGTATCGCGCAAAACCCTTTAATCGCGCCAGTGGGTGACAAAGTAATGGAAGCAAGCGGTTATCAAAGACCAAATGGAGGGCAAGACCCTAACATTCCAATAACTAACGCACCTACAACGCAGGCAAATGGGGATATAAATACAGTTACGCAAAACACCTCGCCACTAGAGCCACCAGTTCCACAAAGTTCTATGCAAGGAATTGAAACATTTAAACCGAATGATGGGGCGCAAGTTTGAGTAAAGAACAGAATGAGTTACTAGCGAAAGTTGAATTAGGCTTAGATGCTCAACGGTTTTTAAATACAGGCTTGGGGCAATACATCCAAGAGCGTGCAGTTACAGAGGTTGAAGATTGCTTGGTTAAGCTTAAAACGATAGATGCACACGATTTTAAGGCGATACAGGCAGTGCAACAACAAATCGCAGTAGCAGAGTGTATGTTTTTATGGCTAAGTGAAGCGATGGCGCAGGCGGCAGGGGCAGAGCATATTTTAAATAATCAAGGATAAAACAATGGCTATCAATCAAGACGCTAATGTTAATGCAGTAAGTGATGAAAATGCAGTAGATACAAACAATGTAAGAACAGTGGCAGATGAATACCTAGATATATATGAGCAATTGGCTGAAAAAGCACGTTTAGCTCAAGAAGGTGAGCAAGAGCAGTCATTTGATACGCAAATTGAAGCGGCAACAGGCGCAGATGGTGGTTTAGTTAAAGTTAAGCTTGATGGCGTAGAGCAAGAAGTTCCGCTATCAGAGGTTATTAAATCCTATCAAAAAGATGCTGTAGCAAGTCGCAGGCTGAATGAGGCAAGCGCAAAGCTACGAGAAGCAGAAGAATATTTGGCGAAGGCTAAGACCTCGCCAGCAAACGAATCAAGCCCAGAAGTGGGTGAGGATGCAACAAACATTGCCAAATCAGCGATTGAAGCGCTGTTAAATGGTGATGAAGAAGGTGCGGCACAGTCATTGGCGATGTTAGCGACAGGGCGAGGAAACTCTACCCAATCGTTTGATACGGATGATGTAGCGGCAAAAGTAAAGCAACAACTTGATGTGGACAGTGCATTGACAAAGTTTTCTGGCGAATATGCCGATGTAGTCAGCGACCCACACCTTGCAAGTATTACTAACGGTTTTCTCGCAGAGGAAATGCAATCAGGCGGTCATGCAACACAATATGACGCACTGGTAGCCGCAGGTAATAGAGCGCGAGGCTGGATAACTGATTTAACAGGTGGAACGACAGGCAACCAAAGCTCAACCATTCGTAACGACAGAGTTGCTAAAAAGGCTGGCATGGAACAAGTGCCATCCAATAGTGCAAGCGCGGCAAGCCAAGAAGAGCCTTTAGAATCAGCTTCGGACATTATTGCCGAAATGAGGAAGGCAAGAGGGCTAATCGCGTAATTTATCTTACGTTTATTAGGAGTATTTATCATGGCTGGACAATTATGGGGTACAAATAACTTAGGTGGTTTCTTATCATCAGCAAAGTTATCAAAAGTTTTGCGTCATGCGGTTAAACCGATGACCAAGTTTCGTCAATTAACACAACCAGAAGATGCGGTTGGCAAAAATAAGGGTAACAAATTCCATTGGGATGTGTTCTCTCGCGCGGCAACTAAGGGCGCGGCATTAACAGAAGGCACAGCGATTCCAGAAACAAACTTTGTGATTACACAAGGCGAGTTGGTTATCACCGAGTACGGTAACAGCGTGCCATTTTCTGGCAAATTGGACAACTTATCAGAGTTGCCAGTTAAATCAATCATCCAAAACGTGATGAAAACAGATGCGTCTGAAACATTGGATGATGCGGCTTACGCTCAATTCAATGCAACGCCATTGGTTGTTTCACCTACTGGCGGTACTTCAACAAGTGCAATTACATTGGTGACAAACGGTACGCCTACTATCATCAACAACGTGGCTTTAGGTAAAGACCATGTAAAAGCAATCGTTGATGTGATGAAAGAACGTAACATTCCTACATACATGGGTAATGACTATGTTGCAGTAGGTCGCCCTACAGCGTTTCGTCAGTTGAAAAACGACTTAGAAGCATTGCACCAATACACGAATGATGGCTTTACCATGATTCTAGCTGGTGAAATTGGTCGTTATGAAGGCGTGCGCTTTGTTGAGCAAACCAATATCGCGGCAGAAGCTTGGTCTAACGGCAAATCAAGCCAAGTTCACTTCATGGGTGCTGACCGAGTTGCAGAAGGTATTGCAATCCCAGAAGAAGTGCGCGGTAAAATCCCTAGCGATTATGGTCGCTCAATGGGTGTTGCTTGGTATTACTTGGGCGGCTTCGGCTTAGTTCACAGCGATGCTACGCAAGCGCGTATCGTTAAATGGGGTTCTGCTTCTTAGTAGAAACACCTAAAAGAAAGCCTGCTTCGGTGGGCTTTCTCTTTTTAACCGATTAGGAGTAATTAAAATGGCAAAAGACATTTTTAATAATCACAACACAGAGAAATGCCAAGAGGAAGCAGTAGGTAATGCACCCGATAAAGGCGTAAATACTGGCGTTAGTGATACATACGGTGGTGGCTTAGATGTTGGCTACGGTAGTCGCGCTGGCATTGGTCGTTTAGATAACGACAATGATTCAGATTTTGGTAAAGACACTGACAAGGATGGCGACTGATGGCTAAATTAGACAAGTCAAAAGACTTCGGCATCATCGGTGGTTTTTTTGGTATCGCACGCTTTGAGCAAGATGGTAATTACTTTGATGCAAGCGGTGAGTTGCTTGATGGTGAAGGTAATGCTTTAGCTGGTGGTAAGCCTGCTGGCGGTGGTAAAGGCGGTAAAGGTGGTGCTAAACCTGCTGAACCAGCTATTCCAAATGCTGTTGCTACAACTGAAACAGACCCACAACTTGCGGCACAATTAGGCGGTGAGTAATGAATCTAGGCGAGATATTAACGCAGGCAAGGCTTGAGTTAGACGATACAGAGGCAGATTATCTTTGGAGTGATTCAGAGCTAATTGCTTATGCAAACGAAGCGCAAGAACAAGCTTGCAGGCGTTCTCGCCTAATCATTGATTCATCAACAGTTGAGGTTTGTGAGATTGCTATTGTTGCAAACACAGCGCTATACAGCCTTGATGAACGAATTTTAGCGATTAAAGATGTAGTTGATGCAGAAGGTTCAGTCATTACAGGCGCAACGGTTGGCTGGATGAATGAGAATGTATCAGGCTGGCGAAATTCAACAGGTACACCAAAGGCAGTTATCACAGACTTTGAAACTGATAAATTGCGCCTATACCCTACACCTCGCATTGATGGCGTAGTCAGATTGCGCGTAGTACGTACACAGCTAAACAACATGGTCGGCTTACAAGATAAGCCAGAGATTAAATCTCGTTACCACATGGCGCTAATTCACTGGATTAAGCATAGAGCTTACCTAAAGAAAGACGCTGATACGCTTGATAAAAATGCAAGCATTGAGGCTTTAACACTGTTTGCGCGAGAGTTTGGCGAAGCTAGACCAGCGTACAACATCGAATTTGACTTAAACAACCTGCCTTACGATAGCCTAGATGGAAGTTTCTAATGCCTACAATCAAAGAGTTTGGTGGATTAGACAACCAGAACAGCCCGACAGAGTACGGACTTAAACGCCTGCAAGTTGCAGAGAATGTCGATATAAGTCGTAACAACAAGCTATCTACTAGGAAAGGTAGAAAACGGCTGATAACAACCAGTATTGATGTGGCAAGTGCAACAAAAAGCGCATTACTCTATCAATCAGGTTCAGATTTATTTAAGGTGAGTGATTTAAGCGGTGGAATATTGGTTGATAGCAATCTATTTACAGCAAATTGGTTACATTCAACCGAAATAAACAATAAGATTTATTGGAGTAATGGCATTGATTCTGGTGTCATTGAAAATAATTCATCAAGAAAATTGGGTATTAGCACACCAATTACACCTAGTTATTCGCAGATTGTAGGGTTAATGCCACAGGGCAGTTACCTATATGCAATCACTTATACCAGAAATGATGGGCTTGAATCTGGCGCTGGATTGTCAGGGCAAGCAACTATCAATAATGGTGGTATTCACGTTAATACACCAAGCAACATCCCTGACGATGCAAGTCATATCAACCTATATCTATCAACCGTTAATGGTGACGTTCTATACCTCGCAAGAAGTGTAGCAATATCAGTCGCAAGCCTTATAAGCATTGACTATACAGGCGATACGTTAAACTTTGGTATTGCGATTACAAACCAGTTTTGTGATAAGCCTGTAGCTTTCCAAACAGCGTGCTATTACAGAGGTCGAATGTACTACGCTCATGGCAATGTCTTATGGGAAAGCCTGCCATTTAACTTTGAGCTAATCAATTATTCACAAGATTTTGTAGCGTTTGATGGCGATATTCTCATGTGCGCGGAAGTGAATGATGGAATCTATGTCGCCACTAAGGAAAATACATACTTCTTATCAGGGAGTAACTCACAAGACTTTACTCTATCGACCGTGCTAAATTATGGCGCTATTCAAGGCTCTCCAGTAAGCATACAGAAAATAGGTGACAAGCCAAATGGTATGTTGTGGGCTTCTAACAAAGGGGCTATTGCTGGATTTGATGGCGGTCAGGTAGTCAATATGACAGATGGCGTTTTTTCTTTTGGTGAGGCTGGAAGTGCAAGCGGTCTTTACCGAGAGCAAAATGGTCAGAATCACATCGTTATCTCATTCAATTCCGAAACAGTGCCTTACAACGCACGAAGAATAATTATGCTATCAAACATTGATTCTCCACCTGCAGACATTGGAGGGCTAGTTTCAGTAGGTGAGCTTTTAAATGCCTCTATTGAATCAATCCCAATGAATGTAGATGCCGAGAATCTATAAATAATATTTTATAAGGGGTACTAAAATGGCTCTACGTCTTTCTACTGGCTTACGTGACAAGTTAATTGGCGCTAAAGCTAACTTGGTAACTAATGGCACTTTCGATGCAAACACTACTGGCTGGACAGCATCAGGCGCTACGCTTGCTGTGGCGGCTGGCGGTTCAAGCTCAACCACTGGCTTGGAAATTGCAAACTCTGGCGCTTCTGCTGGCTCTGCTTACATTGATTTAACAACTCGCATTGGTCGCGTTTACTTGGCGAAAGTTAAGTTCAAAAAAGGTACTGCGGCTGGCGGTTCAATTGATGTTGGTACAACAGCCGCACCTAAATCAATCTTTGATGGTGCAACTGAAACTGATGCAACATTAACTCAAAAACAAGTCGCTTTCGTAGCTTCTGCAACAACAACACGCTTCACACTAAACAATGACAGTGCTGTAACAGGTGAAACAGTCTTGTTTGATGATGTAGTGATTGAAGAAATCTTAGATGGTTTTACTGAAATCATGCGTGGTTGCAAAATCAATGTTTACTCTGGCGCTCAACCAACTACTGCTAATGATGTTGCTACTGGCACATTATTATTTACAGTAACTAAAGGCGGTGATGGTGTAACAGGTCTTGAGTGGAATCCTGCAAGTGCTGGGGCGGCAACTAAACCAAGTGGTGACAATTGGGCTGGTACTGCGGTTGCGGCTGGTACGGCTGGCTGGTTTCGTTGCTATGAAGAAGGTGACGACCCTGCTACTGCATCAACGACAAATGCTCGTTTTGATGGTTCTGTGGCAACTACTGGCGCTCAAATCAACATGACAAGCACTACAATCGCTTTAAGCGCGGTGCAAACAGTATCAAGCTTCACTTACACTCAACCTGCGGCTTAATTTAGAGGCTTACCATGACAGTTACAGTTTACAGAAGTACGGACGCAAGCGCGCCGCCACTTACCGCGATTGATGGCGCATTGCTTTCAGTTTTAAACGCTTGCCTTGTAAATGGTTATGGTACAAAGCCTGCGGCTGGATGGACTAAAGCCTTTGAAGCCATAGGCTCGCGTGTAGTTTATCGCAACAATCCCACTACTGGCTCAGGCCAGTATTTGTGGGTGCGTGATGAAATTTTGACACACAAACGATGGGCGCGTATTCGTGGTGCTAAAACAGCCACAGGGATTGATACTCTTGGTATGCAGTTTCCATCACAAGTTACAGTTGCAAACAGTACAACAAGTTGTGCTATTTGCAAGTCAACTGCTACAGATGCGATAGTTCGTGAATGGGTTTTAATCGCAGATGATAGAACATTTATATTGATGATTAAAACTGGTGAAGTAGCTAACGAATGGTGCGGAACTTACGCAGGCGATATTGATTCAATTACAGGTAGCGCTATCTTTGGGCTATCTGCTAGATATGTTGCCAGTGATTCACAAGCACTATCATCAAATTCAGCTTCGCCTTTAACTGCAACTGCGCCTGCGCTTGCGCTAGAGGAATTCGGACAGCAACAAGGTTATGCATATTCAACCACACAAAACAGCAATTCTCATATTCATATTGCCGAGCATCCTATTTCCGCCTTGCAATCGCCTTTCGTTGGTCGTTTAGCGGAAGATTTCTCTACCAATTCCTCCCAAACCAGAAGCGGCGCACAAGGTGCTGGCTATCCTGCGCTTGGCGGTGGTATTTTGATGGCAAAAAACCAGCTTTACGTGACAACTGGCTCTATCGTGCCTATTGGTACGATGCGCGGCGTATGGTCGCCATTACACAATAGACCGCTAGCAAACAATGACACGTTTTCTGGTAGCGGCGCATACGCTGGCAAGACGTTTGAAGCCTTTAATATGGCGGCTGGCGGTCAACTTATTATTGAAACATCAGATACTTGGTAGGGCTAAATTATGGCGTTTAATGTATTTAAATCAACAGATATTGATGCGCCACAAATGGCATCAATCGGAGGCTCACTCATTACAGTGCTTGATGCCTGTTTGGTGAATGGTTACGGTACTGGTGGCAACACAAAAGCGCCTCTGGGCTGGACGAAAGAGTTTGCTGCGCTTAATAAAGCTATCTATAAAATGGGTGGCGGCTCAATGCAGTTGTTGAAAATTGATGATGGCAACCCAATTAACACGACAGAGTTGAGAGCGCTATCAAATGCAACCAGTATGACAGATTACGCATCGATGTGGGGGACTGGTGGCTACATAGTTAAGCCAGATTCATCAGGCATTGCGCCTTTGCATTGGATGGTAATAGGTGATGAAAAAGGCGCGTATATTCTAACCAAGCGTATTAATAATGGTGATGTTTGGAATATTGTTTACTTTGGCGATATTGATTCTTATGATACGTCAAACCCAAACAGATGCTTGATTATGCCACAGCCATCATTGAGTGATGGTACTGTTTCTTCTTCATATGCGCCGCTTCTTACCCAGTATTCAAGCCCAAAAACAAACTTTAATATTAAAATCGGTTCTGGTCAGGAAACCAATGTTGTTCAAACATTTGCAGAAACGTATGCAATGTCAACAAACGATTTTCATATTGACAGTTTTTTAGGCAAGGGTATTGTTACCACTAAGGTTCAGATTGTGAGCGAAACATACCCAAAAGATTCGCCTTACGGTACGCTTCGCGGAATTAGACAAGCCATGAACGAAAGACAATACCTTGATTTTCTGTTCAAGGTGGTCAATCCAATCAATGGTTCTGGCTCTGATGCTGGCAAAACATTTTTACCGATTGCTATTCCTGATGGCGCTTTTTCACTTTATCCTTATCAGTTCTATTTTATCCAAACAAGTGCGTGGTAATTCATCATGGCAGATTTAGGCGTTATTGCAATCAAAAAGGGCGCTAGCAGGATTAACGGTAACACGGCAAGCCTATACAACTACGCCGTTTTGATTCAAAGGTCGTTTTCTGCAAACGTGATTCCGCTAGATGCCAGCGCTTACAACAAGGTCACTATTCTCTCAAATGAGGTGCTTGTAGGTTCTACTGCAACAGTAACTAAAAAAACAATAGCAGGTGTAACAAAGCGCTTTGGTATAACAATAGGAAATATGCTTGTGCGTATTTTAGATAGAGAAACAGGAATTCCTTATGCTGAAACTAGAAGTGATGCAGTAGGTTATTTTAATATCACGCTTTACTCTCGCGCAGGTCAACAATTTACAGTAATTGGTTATGATTCAGATGGCACTGATAATGCTTCAATCGTAGATTTAATTATTCCAATACCTGTATAGGAATTAACTATGCCAAGTGGCTCTAATGTTTTATTAGATATAGTAGCTGGCTACTCGCCCCCATCTGGCGATTCCATTACACTTAATGTTGGCGTTGGTGCAACAGAAGGTGTTGCTGTAATGCCTATTGCGCTTGTTGAAGCTGAAACTATTTATGGCGATTCGTTAGATGTAAATGTCATTTCTACAATATCAGACGTTAATTCTGACATTATTACAGGGTTTATTTTAGATTCAGCCTTGCTTCAAGAATTGCCTACAGCAGAGGCATCGACAATATGCGGTGAAGTTGCAAATTGTGTTGTTGACAATATAGCGTCAGAACAAACAGCAGAGGTATTGAGTGGGGGCATCATTGATTCAGAATTAACAATTCCATCACCAATGTTTAGCGGCTCTATCTCTGAATTTGGTGCTATTTTCGCTTCTCTTGAACACCCCATCGCGTTGATTGATGTTAATTTAATAACAGGTGAAGCGCTAACGCCAATCCTAGTGCAACCTTCTGTAAGCTCTGAATCAACTATTGTAACTGGTGAAATGTTATCAGCATCGCTTACAAGCCCAATACAAACGGCAATTGCAGACCATGAGCAGGAAAATGTAATCACTGGAACAGCTACTAATCCAATAGCTACAGTTGATTCGCAGTTTTCAGCATTAACCTTTGGTGATTTATCAATGCCATTGGCAACTGTAAGTGGCGTTGCAGGTAGCACATTTGGCGAAGCAACAATGCCAATATCTACAGTCGCTATTGACTACAGTCATGGAAGCTTAGTTACAGGCGAGATTAACGCCCCATTAAACACAGTAAATTGCGCCTTTCAAGCCGTTACGGAAGGATTTGCCACACCACCATCAAGTAGCGTATCAAGCAGTATAGCAACAGGTTACATTGTAAGCGCAGAGCTAAGTAGCGCGATGAATGACGTTGATGCGATTATTGATAGTGAGAATGGCGTTACTGCCAATATCATACTTC